GATATCAATTGTTTCAATTCCTTGACGTGTAGGTTTTTTCTTAAATAGATTCGAGAGCAGAGTATCCTGTCCCAAAAGAATATCCCTTAGTGTTTCTTTTTCATCGGTTTGACCTGCTTTCCATGCTCTTCGTCCAGCTCCTCCTCCAAAGATAGTTCCTAAAAGCATTCCCCATGGTCCCAATAACATTGAGCCTAAACCTCCTCCTAATTGAGATCCACCCACTGTTGAAGCCCAGTTTCCTAAAAAATTCTTTATTCCGCCTCCACCTACTTTAGGACCAGGCGTGGGATAATTTATTTTATTTTGTGCGTCACGAGTGGCCAAAAGTCCCAGTTGTCTTCGTCTATTTAAATCGTCAGTATGAAGTTGTTGTTGAAGAACCGGTGTAGTATCTTGATGAGGATTAATAGGTCCCGTAGGAGTATGACTTCTTCTATCTCTGTCAGGAGATGGGCCACTACTACGATGAGGTCCACCAGATGGAGCTTGAGATTGAGAACTTCCAGTTCCTGCATGTCTATCTGATCCTCTATAAAATCCTATTCTTCCACCTAAGGCCTTATGGATTCCACTACCATAGGTATCGGTCCAGTCACGAGCAATCTCTGGCTCGTTGGCCCATAAATATCGTCTTTGTTTTTCTGATTTAAAAGGCATTACCTTCTTCCTCCAGCTTGTAGATCTAACCTAAAAGTTCCTAATTTCCAATCTTCATTCTTCCCGGTGTTTTCAACCTTTAAGGCTACTGATCGTGCACGGGCTCTGGTGTCTTGTTTGAGTGTGCTCGACGTAATATCAAAAGGACCTAAAGTGGAACTCACTTGAGAAGCATTTGGATAATCTCTTAAGTATAATGTTATACGTGTAGTTCCGGTTTGCGTCAAGAAGTCAGGGATAAATCTTCTGATCGACATAAAGTACTCACCATCTCCTCTAAACGTTACCCCTTGTCTTTGGTCTTGAGTAATATCAAAATCTCCTGATTCAATATTAGAAGTAATAGCAGTTGTAGCTCCCCCTTTAACTTGATTGTTCCCTGTCTCATGCTCATAGTAAGTTGAAATACCATCCGTATTTCCTCCTACAAAAGTAGATTCAGTTGCAGCTTGCGTCCCATCAATATTATAATGAGTCGCATGAGGTTTACCAAAAATAGAAGAGTCCGCCCAAGCGGTTCTATTTAAAGTTCCCGTTGTCCAAATTCCTCGTTGAGAAGAGGAATCAATATAGTTATAACAAACCATTCGATTAATTACATCTGATCCGTTGGTACAATAAAACCACATAATTTCACCAAACAAATTATTTAATCCACAATTAATTAATGAAGAGGATGTGGTATTAATATCATCGTATACAAAATCTTCTACTAAACAGTCCATTGATTCTAATTTACCAGTGTATCTAAAGAAACCGTTTTCCGACATCCAGTACGCAGCACCATCAACTTCTACCGCTGCATTCATACCAATCAATCCACAGTTAGTACCAACTTGCTCAAAGGCAAATGTGAAAGGGGCACCTACAAAACGCATAGTAAAGAGAGAAGTGTCTGTCCAAATATAAAGGGCATCACGACCTCTTAAAGCTCCCATAATTTTAGAACCATCCGCCAGTCTTTGTGTACCTGCGGTGTTCGTTGCGGTCGGTGTATAAGTATTAATATCCTCTTGAGATGAAAATCGAATAAACATGTTATCTTGAGTACTTGTAGTACCAATCGTTGTTTCTGTTCCAAAGAACACTAAGTGTCGATCGGGAGTAGAAACTAACATGTCTCTTGAAGCTGTTGGCGCTCCACTAACAGCGGTTGCTCGAACAGAAGTGGCGTTCGTAGCAGCAGAGTCCCATTCAAAACATGATCCGTTTACAATTAAAGCAAGTAATTTTGTTCCATAGTTATCGAGGCTCCATAAGCCCGGTGCAATTACATAGTCACCAGAAGCTGCTGAACCCCAACCTACATAGTCACTAGTGTTAGTAACGGTTGCTCCATCTGAATGAGCTGCACGAGTTGTGTTTCTAACAGCTCGGGTAATACCCGTTAAATCATTTCCTGAAACTCCTGTATATGAAATTTCTTCTGTGCCTACTTGAATATAAGAGGTTCCTGATGATGGAAATCCTGTAGAATCTGCTACGGTAATTGAAGTTCCTGATCCTCCAGTTCCATATGCATTATCTCCTAAAGCTCCATTTAAAGTTGTTGAAATTTCTCCAGATACGGTTCCTCCGTATTGACCTATTCCAAAACCATATCCACCTAACTCTTGAGCAGGTCCTACGTGATAATAACGATAATAAGTAATTCCACCTGAAGTTGTTGCCCCTGATCCTGCTTCGTTACTGGGCATAGTAATAGTAAGCGTAGTAGAAGAAGGGACACTAGCTACCATAAATCTTTTATCACAAAAATCTGAAGCTCCAAAATCAGAATCTGTTATAGCACTAAAGGTGCTGGTATCTCCGAATAAAATAATATCTCCCACTACAAAACCATGAGAGCTACCAAATGTTATAGTAACTGTTGCTGATCCGTTAGTCGTGGTAAAGGCATTAGTAATGGCTGTACCTGAAGGATTAACTAGAGGGTGAATATCATAAAACACACCTCCCGAATAAACATAAAGAATTCTATTTGTTCCAAGAGCTGAGTATTTAATTCCAGTATTATCAACGAAATGGTGCAAAGCTCGAACAGGTCCCGTTAAATAATCTTCCCCTAATTGAGCCCAACCTCCAATTTTTTCAGGAGTAGAATATCTAAAACGTACATTATCTCCTGCAATCCACTGTCCTTCAGCGGTTGTAGGTGTAACTTGTTTATTGAAACCAGGTAAAAAGCCTATTTTTTGTAGCATAAAAATCTCTTTGGTTATAATTATACTAGAATGACGGGAAGATCAATACGATTGTAAGTAGGCGTAGAAGACCTTTGTGGTGGAAAAATCCCCCACGCCAGTCTTATTTATACCTTATTTTTTTTGAGGAGGCAACTTAAAACCTTTAAACCATGCAGGGAGTCCTAAAAAGGGACGTGTATCATAACAGTTATCTTTAGCCGTCTTCTTAGTTTTATCATTGTAATGTAAAAAAACTTGACCACAATTTTTACCTGGAAAAGGATCACGCCAATGTTCCAGCTCACAACCTGAATAAATTAACATATCTCCTGGTTCTAAATTAACCTTGATCCCTGCCATTCCTTTTTTACCTGAAGGTTCTAGATAAATGGGCCATGGATCTCCTCCTAGATTTAAAGTTGTAGAGACTTCACAGGAATAACGATCCTTGTGTCGATGTAAAACATCTCCTGTTTTATAAATTCTAGCGTAAGAATAGGTTTCCTGAAGTTTGTATCCTGTTTCTTTTTCCATTTTACCCCGTAAAGTTTGAAGTAAAGTTTCCATCACTATATCTCCATAATGAGAATAAGTATTAGGCACTTGAGAATCATTCCATGTTCCCCACTCGGTAGCAAAAGGAGAGATCCATTTATGATCAAACATAAATCGAGCTACCTTTCTTTTAGTTAAGAAATAATCGTAGCAAAACTTAGCTAGTTCAGAACTAATCGCTTTTTTTAAAACTTTATATTTTGTTTTTTTGAACATTTTTTTTCTCCTTTTTTAGTTGTTTTTTTCTTTCATCGATTAAAGTTTCTACAAAATCATTAGGGTATTTTTTAGGGTTTTGACCTAACATTGCTTTGATATAGGCGTTATGAGAGTCGCTCATAGCGTCATGAAGCTTGGGCATATATATCATTTTATTTTTTCTTTTCATTGTTTTTCTGTTGTTCTAACCATGTGGGTTTATAAGGTTTTCCAAGTACACCATTCGCAACCGCTTGTATATTAAAATGAATAAAACGGAAAGGTTCACAACCACAATCCACTGAATACATGTGGGGTAAATAAGAATTAAAAAATATAAGTCTTCCTGGTTTAGCTAGATAATTAACTTGATGAGATGCCGCGGTTATTTTACTAGGGTCTTTTTGAGGAAGTAAATTCATCATACGCCCCGGACGAGGATCTTCAAAAATAGGAAGTGAAGTCTTTTCACTAGCTTTAAGAAAAAAGAATCCAGAGATATGTCCATTCCAATGAGTGTGTAAGGTATGATGACCTCCTCCATCTTTAGAAAATTCTTGAACCCAAAGTTCAGTAATGTAAATCGAATGATTAGTTAAATCAAAACCTTGGCCATCTAATAAATTCCATGCGCTTGCTCCAATATAATCTTGTAAGACTTTAAAATCAGGATAATTAATCAGGGAAGTAGAATGATGAACCCATGGAAAATCTCCTTTAAAGCCATATTTTTTATTACGTTTTTTTATGTCAGGTTCGTTTCTTTTTTTAGCATCTTTAATAAAAGAGTCCGAAGCTTTATTTAAAGCTTTAGTCCACTCAGGTTTATCAATCCAATAAACAGGAGAAGTGAAATACTGTTCTGTTCTAAATAGATCTTTTTTTTGAGGTCCTTCAGAAGCTTGACATAATTCATCTATTTTATTTTTCTTTTTCATTTAAAAGGCCATCCTAAATTCCATATGACTAAGCTATATCTTGATCCTTTTTTAACCGGTTTAACTCGGTGCCAGACGCAAGAAGGAAAGACAGCAAGGGAGCCTTTGGATCTAATCTCTTTACATATTCTAGTATTAGGTTTTTTATCAGGATCTAAGTTTCTAAAATCAAATTCTAATTCTCCGCCTTTATAATCTTTAGGATCAGATAATGAAAGAGTAACAGATAATTTTCTTATCTTACCATGACTACGAGTGTTAGGGTGATTATAGGGTGTTTGAAAACCATCAGCATGCCAATCATAGTATTGGCCTTTATTATATTTAGTAAACTGGCACGCTTCAGACCAGTCCCATTGGAAATTCCAGCCAGCGTTCCTATTCGCTGTATGGATATAAGGGTGGAGTTCTTTATAAATCCAGTGCTCGGCTAACCATACAATATTAGAATCTCTTTTCTTTTTTAAATCTTTTAGTTGGCGATCGTTCAATTGATGGTTGGCCTTATAGCCACCTGTTAAAGCCATTTGTTCTTTAATTTGCAATCCATACTTTACAATATCATCGCATATATGATGAGGGACAGCTTCTTTAAAGTACCAGTAATAATTTTCTAAATTCATCTTTTAACTTTCTCTTTGTTTATATCATATTGACCATTTAAGTCAATTTGATCTATATCAATATTAAAAGCAAGTGAGATTCTAGGTTCATCCGATTGGTTAACTTCTACTGAATGGAGAAGATCCGCTGGAAAAATAATTAAATTTCCCACCGCCGGTTTAATTTTCCAAAAAGAAGAATTTTCATTGGTGTACTTAGTATATTGTAATGAAAAAAGACTAGGGGAGCGAGGGTTTAAAAAACATAAACTTCCTCCATGAGCCGGAGTTTTTATATAATAGACAGCGGCTAAAAAAGTATGGGGATGATTATGAGCAATATTAGACGCTCCTTTGTTATTAATATTGAGCCAAGGTTTATCAAAACAAATACGGTAAGGGGTTTTAATATGGAGAGTGTCTGTATACTTGTGAACAACGGGCTTAATGGCATTAAAAAATTTCTTAATGATAGGAATATCCTCACTCAAATAATCACTATGATATCCTTTTTGATTACTTATATTTAAAGAAGGTGTATTTTTCTCCATTTTAAAAGCAAAAGTTTCTAGTTCTTTATTAAAAGAAATAGAAGGGTAAAGACATCCGAAGGAAGAGGTGAATATAAATCCCGGAGTTATGTTATTTAAAATTTCCATATTCTTTCTTTAAGTTTATTATAACTTATTTAGTAAGGAACTACAAAACATCCTGATGCAGTGAAAGTATGTTGAGTTATACATCCAGCCACGGGAGCAATTGTACCTCCTGTGATTCCTGTAGTAGCATTAGGGTATTGAATAATAACGACACCGGATCCACCCGCACCACCACTAATACAAGGGCCTATATTATGACCTCCGCCACCACCACCGCCAGTATTAGCTGTTCCAGCTACTCCAGCACCTGTTGGATTTGTTCCGCCAGCTCCACCTCCACCGGGTCCACCAGCTCCACCGGTACCAGATTCTCTACCACCACCGCCACCACCACCGGCTCTTAACGTACAATCTCCTGGCCATGCAGTTGATCCTGCTCCGCCAATTGCGCCTGTAGGATTAGATGCGTTTGCACCAACGCCACCAGCTCCTCCACCGCCTGATCCCGCTGTGGGTCCAGGACCTGCACCACCAGCATTTCCTTGAGAGGGACTTGTCGGAGGGGTATTTCCTGCGCCTGCTGAACCACCACCTGAAGCACCACCGCCTGATCCACCGGCAACTCCGTTAGCGGGACTTGGTCCCATACCAGAAGTACCTCCGCCAGCTGATTCATATTTTGAGCCAGAGCCAGCAGCACATGTATTAAAAGAAGATGCATTACCTGCAGTCCCTAGTCCAGGGGACGGAGTTCCACCAGGTCCTCCACCACCTACTGTAATTTTATAAGTAGTACATGGGCTAATTGGATAAGCGGTACAGAAACGGTATCCGCCTGCACCTGCACCACCTGCTCGGTCATAACTACCTCCACCACCACCGGCAACAACTAAAACATTGATGCTTGAAGCAGCAACTGTGGACACTTGTACCCATGTTCCACATGATTGTTTTTGAAATTGTGCTTGCATCGGCCACATGCCTGATGCGTAATTTAATTCTTTTGTAACTAAAATTCCTGGGCCACCATTACCGGCTGCATAGCAAGCGCCCGACGTTTGAGGGGCACCTCCGCCACCACCACCTGTATTATCAGTTCCCGGTAGGGCTTGATTTCCTGTAGGACCAGAATCTTGACCGCCTCGTCCGCCACCACCTGGGCCTCCAGCTCCACCTGGATCTCCACCTCCGGCACCACCACCTCCACCCGCATAAAGGACTGGACTGCCTGAAATACATGTTGCTAAACCATTACCACCAGCACCACCTGTTGTGGGAGGACCAGAAGATCCTGCACTACCCGCACCACCAGCACCACCACCGCCTCCTCCTGATTCAGGTTGAGGTCCACCAGCACCACCATCGTTTCCTTGAGGGGCTCCATAAGCTGAACAACTTGGAGGATCATTACCTGGTCCTCCTACGTTTCCAAAATCTCCACCACCACCTGATCCGCCGGGACCACCATCGCCAGGGTTTCTTCCGCCTAAGCCACCACCCGTTGCGGTTGCACAAAAAGCTACACTATCACTTCCTTTAACACCATTGCAAGAAGTTGGAGTTTCACGTCCAGCGCCACCACCACCTATCGTGATTGGATAACCCGTAGCAGCACATACATCAATATGAGAAGTCCAGTTATCGGACTCAAGCATTCCTCCGCCACCTCCACCACCAGCAGAATCTTTTCCTCCACCACCGCCACCAGCAACTAAAACCATTTTTAGTTTAGTAGTTCCCGGTTGTGTTGTGAATGTTCCTGTGGCTAGAGTTGAAGTAACTTTATTTTTTCCGAAAGAGGTCGAGTTGACTTTTCCGATAACACCACCTTGTGATCTGCCTGATTTGGCCATCTGAGTCTCCTATGCGGACACCCAAGCTAAAGCCGAAGCGTCCCAATTCCAATTAGATTGATCTGATCTTTTTATTCCAGTCCATTTTTGATTATCTTCATCCCAAGAAATTACATGATCAGCTGTATCTGTAGGATAAGTAACCGGTGCTTGCCAATCATCATTTGCATCTAATGACCATGAAGCAAAAGGTTGTGGGCTTATAAATTTATTTTTATCATAATCATAATGATCCCCCATACCAGCATATTTTTTTCTAAAATTTGAATGATAAGAAGTTTGTTTCCAAACAGTAGCTTCACCAAAGAAATTTTTACACCATGTTTCTCCATCGACGTGCTCGTCACCGGGAACATGTTTATTGTCGACAACAATAACTCTTTCTACTATCCAATGTTTATCTGAAGTGAATCCTGTAGGATCCGTTTTTTGTTTTAATTCTGCAAAATGTGCCATATTTTAATTCCTTACTATCTTATATAAAATTTTTTAATCTTTGTAAATATCTAGCTTGTCCAGTTTCCAGCCAATTTATTAGCATACTGTTCTTCCATTGACCATACTCCGCCTGCAACATAGGTTTTTGTTCCTTGAGGTTCTATAACAACAACTACTCCTGAACCTCCATTATTTCCTGGTTTAGGACCATCAGAGGGAGATTCTGCAGCTTGTCCACCAGCACCTCCGCCACCACCTGAATTAGCTGTACCCGCACACCCACTTGCAAAGGGAACGGGAGTCACACCTTGACATCCTGGGTAACTTGCCGATCCTTGAATTCCTCCTTGGCCGCCTCCACCTGGACCTGCATTAGGTCTCTGTCCATTAGCAGCACCACCCGCTTGGCCTCCACCGCCGCCACCACCAGCACGTAGTGTAGAATCTCCGGGCCATGCCGAAGATCCAGTGCCTCCTGTACCACCATAAAAAGTAGTAGGACTATTAGCATTTCCTCCAGTGCCAGCAGCTCCACCGCCACCGCCTCCGGCTCCAGAACCTGTTCCTCCAGCACTTCCTTGAGAAGGAGATACAGGAGGAGTGTTTCCAGCACCTGGACTTCCACCTTCTCCAGCACCACCGCCAGAGCCTCCAGCTGAATTTGAGCCTCCACCACCAGCTGATTCGAATTTTGATCCACATCCAGCAGCACATGTATTAAAACTAGACACACCACCGGCTCCTCCAGCAGCGTTTCCAGCTGATGCGCTTCCACTTCCACCAGCACCTACGGTGACTTTATAAGTAGCACAATTAATTGTGTATGAAGTACAAAAACGATAACCACCAGCACCACCACCGCCGCCTTGAACTGCATTACCGCCACCACCTCCACCAACAACTAAAATGTTAGCTGTCGTCGAACAATCGTTTCCTCTTGTCCAAGAGCAACACGTGGAGTTAATAGTTGAAGTTTTACTTGATAAACTCGAAGTAACCGCGTTTGGGGGTCCGATAATTCCGCCGTTAGCCATAGAATTATTTTACCTCCTTAATCTATGAGTGTTTCGTACGATATGAATAAATCTAAATCTCCGCTAGCACTTGCGCCGCCTTTTAAGATATCGCCTTCCATTAAATAGATAGGGGTATCTGAAATAACCAGTGAAGAATCTGCGGGAACTGAAATTGTTTTTGCTAAATAAACCGTTGCATTCGCACCTGTTGTTGTAACTCCTGTTGTGCCTGATCCCATACCATCCACATATAAATCTACATCTGCTGCCGAAGAGCCATCAACATTAGCAACGACGATTCGATTAATTTTTAAAATGTATTCAGCTGTAACGGTTAATAAAGTTGTAGTTAAAGTATTAGATAAATTCCAGCCAGCATTACCACCTAGGATTGTTGCGACTGAGACTATATTTGGATTTGCCATATTTTAATTCCTTTGTTTGTTTTTACCCGAAAATCATTGCCATTGCAATAGCTTTACCTGTTGAAATTCCTGCATCAGAAAAGCTTAAATTTCCTGAAGAATCTGAAACTAAAGCCTGTCCAGAGGTAGTAGCATCCGCTGTAGGAAGGGTCAAAGTAAAGCCTGTTGAAATAGCCGTAGCTGCTTTTAATCCAATATATTGTCCCCCTGTAGCATCCTGAAATCTTACTTCATTTTGATTAACTAAATCTAATTGAGATAAACCTGCAAAAACATCTATAATATTAGGGTTTGTTCCATCATCCGCTTTAGCATAAACAAACTTCGTTCCTTTATCCGTAGCTGAAAATGTAACACTATCTCCTGATCCAGATGCATATTTAAATTGTACTGTGTATGCACCCGATGTTGAATTTTTTAAAATATAAAAAGTTTGTACGTCTAAAGGAATTGTAACAATTTGGTTTCCAGTAATACTTCCAGTAAAGTCTACAACTCTATGGGCAAGAGTTGCACCCGTTGATCCATCAGAAACTGAAAGTGTAGTTGTTTGAGCACCACCTGCTATGGACTGTTCAGTAAAACCACTCGCAAACTGTTCTATAAGATCTAAGTTAGTATTAGTTTTTGTTCCCCATGTACCGGCATTTTCGCCAGTTGCCATTTTTTCAACACCTAAGGGTGTGTATGTTGATGCCATATTTT